GGAAGATTCGCTCGGATCAAGGGAAGAGGCAAGTCTGCTGCCAAAGACATCAACAAGAGTAGGTCCATTGTTATGGAACCTAACCAAGTTATGTTTGTCCAGCAACTTGTCCTAGAGATCTTCCGGGCGTCCATAGCTACCGGATTAGCATCCGGGTTCATCAACTTCGAAGATCAAAGTCTTAATCGGAAATTGGCCCATTATGGGTCGTATTCCGGTGACATTGATACTATCGATTTATCATCTGCCAGTGACTCGGTATCGTGGGAGTTAGTGAAAAGAATATTCCCTAAGGAATATCTCTTCTTCTTGGCTCTTTCGAGGACTAAGGACGTGGAAGTGATGGATGGTAGTGTAAGACGGTTATGGAAATTTGCTCCTATGGGGTCAGCACTTTGCTTCCCCACTCAGTGCATAGTATTCCTATCTGTCTGCATCTATTCCGCTATGAGACAAAGCGGTTGGCTTGATACGCAACGAGCCAAAGCGTTGGGGTGTGAGAAACTTTCCGTGGAGTGTGTTAAACAGTTTATTAAGACTGCTTTCCACACAACCCCGGGATATTCACACCCTGGCGTAGGTAAGTTTCAGCCAGTCCGGGTATATGGTGATGACATCTGCGTAGACGCATCACTCACACCCGAACTTACCCTGTTACTCACGAGGTTGGGCTTTGTTGTGAACGTGTCAAAATCGTTCACATCCAGTTCTAGCTTCCGTGAATCCTGCGGAGGATATTACCTTCGGGGATACGACGTGACTCCTGTCCGGTATAGTCTGCCGGAACGCAACTCTTATAGAGATGCACAGCATATCGCGGCGTGTATAGCCCTTACGAATAGGGCTGGTGATAGGAACTACATGAACTTACGTAGATTCCTTATGCAAAGTTTGCTGTGGAACGAGGATGGGCAGAAACAGCCCTATTTGTTCAGCAGCAACCGTGACCTACCGTACGCTTTTTATAGCGAACGCCCGGTTAACGACCACTTGGAGACGCTGGGTCCGAAAAATGTTCAACCTCTCATCTATGAAAAACGAGAGGGGTTACATAATAGGGACTGGCAGACTACTTTCAAGCG